AATCTATCTAAATCATCTCCTCAAATATAGCCATTAATACATTGACTACTATGCTATCTCCTGCTAAATGATATAAACTACTATCACTTTGACTTTTAGCAACTTTATCAAAATCTTCATCTTTTACACCCATTAATCTAAAACATTCTCTAGGTGTTAGTTTTCTTATTTTCAAATCATTTAGTACTACACCTTTTCCATTACCACCCATAGTATCTAATGTTTGGCATAAACCTTTATCAGTAATTTCTAATTTAACACTAGGTTTTGAAGCATTATAACTACCACTTTCTAAACTTTTTATTTGCTTATCATTTAAAAAATGTTTTTCATCAACATTTTCTTCTAGCATATCTTTCAATTTTAGTTTCAAAGGTATAGGTTTTGGAAATGTATAGTTATAATCTCCTAATATTGAAACCATAAATGTTCTGTTTCTTGTTTGTGGTATTCCATAATCAGTTGCTATTAAATCTTGCCAATAGTTCTTATAACCTAATTCTTCAAGTCTAAATTGCCACTTATTAAAATCTTCAATAGCAACCTCCCCATGTACTTGTGGTACATTTTCCATTAATAACACTTGTGGCTTTTCTTCTAGTTCAGTTAGTATTCTTTCAACTTCCCAAAGTAAACCACTTCTTGTTGTTGTATCACTCATACCTTTTCTATTTCCTGCTAGAGATAAGTCTTGACATGGGAAAGAGTAAGTCATTATATAGCAATATTTATTAGTATCTACTATTTCTAAATCTTTACCTTTTACCTGTTGTATGTTTACCAAATTATGTGTTGCTTGTATGTTATTGTAGATAGTTCTTGCACTATCATCATTTAACCTATTTATTTGGTCTTTAGACATTGGTTCATTGTAGTTTGATGAAATACCCTTATTTGCTAGAAACTCTTTTATTTGCCCTATTTCTATGCCTTTAGAGTAGTCATTTGTGTCAGTTTCAAAGTGTATGTCTTTATATGCTTGAATTGATTTAACTGCCCACTCACATATTTTCCAATGTTCAAAAGGAATTCCAAGATACTTTAAAGCTAGTGCTTGACTACCATACCCAGAAAATAATTCTATAAGTCTTATTGGTTTAGTTATCTTATATGTAGGATATAACATCTCAAAGATATTTGTTTGTCCCTCTAAAATGGTAAATCACTATCCTCTATTTCTATTTGATGTCCTACTTCAAACTGTTGACCGAATTCTTCAAATGGATTTGTTTCTTTCTTTTCTTCTAGTTGTTCTACTATTTCAAAGTCATTTATAAAAATATATGTGTATGTCTTTTTTTCTTTTTGATTAAAACCTAACCAAGCTTCTTTTATTTTGATTTTTGTTTGGTTTTGTAAATCAACACCATTTCTAAAATGCACTTCCATATATCCATTTACATATTCCCCGTCTTTATTCTTTTTCGACAAACCAATGGAAAATATTGCTTTCCCATTTCTTTCATTTCTAAATATAATTTCTTCTTTATCACTAATTATTTGCACTCTTTATCACTTCCTTTTAGTTCTTGTAATTTATCTAATATACATTGAAAGTTTACACATCTTCCCATATAAAATTGAGTTTCAAAACAAGCATTATCTTCTTTAACCCATTTTTCTAATTCGCTTATGATATTATTTAGTCTTTCTATTATTTGTTTTTGTCTTATATATTCGTGCATTACTATATCTACTTGGTATTGTTCATAATGGTAGTCATCATTTTCTGCACATTCTTTTAAATATTCCTCTATTACTTCTAAATCTATATCTTTACTCCAATCACTCACTCTTTATCTTCTCCTTTTAGTTCTTTAATCTGCTTTTCAGTATATTCTTCACTAAACTCTCCAAAAGTTAGATACATTTCTCTTAAATCTTCTTCTAGTCTTTTTATGATATTATTTAGTCTTTCTATTTCTTTAGCAAAATTATTTCTTTCTAATGCTAGCTTGTTTAAATCTTCTTGTGCCATATCTTCTAATGTATAAAATTTTGGCATATAATCTATCACTTTTTATCACTCCTTAAATAATGCTCAACACTCTAAATAATTCGGTTTCTGTTTCTCTAAATTGTGGTGTGTATTCTTGCTTATTATCTGGTAAGTTCAATATCCACATAACACATGCCACTTCATTTATTGGCATATTAGAATGTAACAAGTATTCTCTTACAACTTCTTCTATATCTTCTCGTTCATAAAGTTTTGTTCGATAATGTGTTATTCTTTCATATAGCTCATCTATTTGTTGTTCTGGTGTCATTTCTTCAACCTCTTTTCTAATAAGTCTATTGCTATATCTCGTTGTTTGAATGTTAGTTGACCGTCAGTTGTAACTCCAAAGTATTTATAAAACTCTTCTCTATTAAAGTTATCTTCTTTATCTTCATTCTTTTCAATTAACTTTTTAAGTTTCATCATTTGTTCGTTTAGCTTCTTTTCAGTTTCTCTTTGTAGTTGTTCAAATCTAATGTTTCCTTTGTGATCCCTTATTACCAAGTCAACTATGTTCCTGTTTAAATCGTAGTCTATATAATCAACATAAAATCTAGTCTTTGTTGTATAACTTCCACTTGGTGTTTGAAAAAACTCATTTGACTCTTCATCGGGTTTATGTATCTTACCCATATCTTTTCTTGGCATTACAAATATACTTGGTGCAGTATAAAGTTCTCTACCTATTCCAATGTTGAATCCTGCCCTCTTGAATGAGTCACTACTTTCTCCCTTCTCTTTCTCGGTGTATGATTCAGTACCAACATCTTGTTTTCTTACCCATTGCTTCTTATCATCATCCCAAATATCGATGTTGCAGAATAAATTTCCATTGATTACTTCGTGTGTTCTTTGCCAGTTCATTGTTCCTATTGTTTCATCCAGGATGTTCATATCTACTCTTGCATTCTTATAAAGAAGTAATGTACACCAGTTCTTTTCTATTTGTGATACTCTTACTTCTATTTCTTCTGCTTTTAATGTTCGAAACTCCATATTATCTCTCCTCTAATCTATATTCTTTAAACTTAACTCTTTTACCCAACCTGTTCTTCTTTGTTATCCATTTATCTACTATGTTGTACCCTTCTTTTCTTAACTCGTATATTGCATGTTGCAAGTCTACTATTTGTAGTTGTAAGTAACACTCGAAACTATTTATTGTTTTGTGTCTTTGCATATATTCAAGAACAGTCTGTGTCTGCGTTTGATACATTTTTATCCTCCTTATATTTCCATTTATAACCGTAAGCATACTCTCGCTTGCCTCGGCATACTAAACCTATTCCGCTCCAGCAATAATGTAATTCACGAAAAATATCACTCATGCTATCCCAAAGTTTTATTGTTTTTCCTTCTTTTGATATTTGATATACTTTCTTTTTATTTGCATCAGCTGCTTTTTTTACATTTCTTTTTGCTTGTTCCATTTGTTTTTTTGTTGTTTTTCTTAATCCTGTTCTATAAGAGTGTTTTATATTATCACTGGAATTACACCACTCCAAGTTTTCTACTCTGTTGTCATTCTTTATTCCGTTGATATGATTAACTTGTGGCAAGTTATTAGGATTTGGTATAAATGCCTGTGCTACTAATCTATGAATTGTGTAAGACTTTGTTATTCCATTATTGGATAATGAAACGATAACATAATCATTGGTTTTTTCTTTGCCAGAAAGTATTTTTTCTTTTCTAATTCTTTTAACTTTCGATTTCGTCAAATAATTATAAATGTATTCAGTTTTTGTTAATCTCTTTATTCTTCCTAGATTAGAAACTTGATACAATCCTTCATATCCTTCTATGCTTTTCCAAACCTCTTTTCCATTTTCTATCTCCTTTTTCTTTTCTAAACATTCCTTATATGTCCCCCTATATCTAATTCCACAACCAAAACCACCACAATTCTTGTTCTTACTTGAACTTTCATAGACTAACTTGTGCGTTATCGAACCTTCAGGTTCATCTAGTCGTTCTATGCTATACCTCTCCAATTTCATCTTCCAACTCCTTTAGAGCTTTCTTTATCTCTTCTACTGGATCATCGTATTCAAACTCTTCGAACTCTTTTCCATAAAGTTGCTCTTTTACTAATCTTGCAAATCCCATTAAGTATGCATAAGTTTCTTCTTCTTTTTCTCGTTCGTAATTTATATCCCAGTTACCTCTAAACTGTTCTTCTATTTTTTCTTCCATATAATTTAATCTCCATTCTATCTATAAATTCATCTTTTGCGTTTTTATAGACTTTTCTACCACACCAGTTGCATATCGAATATCTATAATTCTTTCCTACTAAAACCGTATGACTACATTTGCATTTATACATGTGATCCTGCAACTTGTTCGTGTATCGTTCTAATTCTTTGTAGTTCATATTGTTTTTTCGCATTTTTAACTCTTCAATAAGTCATCACTTCTTTCTAAAGATGTATCTTCAACCTCGCCGTTTGCAATTTCATAAAGCAATTTCATATCCCATATTCCAGTTTCCCCACGATAAGCTTTTATGTCGTCATCCCAATAAGCAAGTTCTTTAATATCTTCATCTCTAAAACCTTTTCCGTAATTAACAATAAAGTCATCGTGTCTACTTATCATATCCTTCAATTCCTTTAAGGAAATCTTCATAGCCTTCATCTCTTTCTTCTTTTATTTCTTGGTTAAGCCATTTAGGTACAGTTGTTTCTTTTTGCGTAATATGTTTCTCCCAAGTAATTACCTTTTGTTTCCAATTCTTTACCTTGTTCCCTTTACTATCCGTCCAGTTGCTTACTTCGTAATAGTCAAAGAACTTTTTGGCGTCAACGCCCTTGTTTCGCTCATTGCAATATTCTTCAACTTCTTCTAAAGTTGGTTTTCTAAATCTTTCTTTATATATTTCTTTCTTACTTGTATTATTATTACTTGTATTATTCTCTATTGACTTTTGGCAATACCCCCCATTGCTTTTTGGCAATAGGTATTGATATTTGTCAATACCCATAATTTTGATAATTCTTCGTTCTATTTCGTTCCCGTTTTTCTCGTAATCAACTTCTATGTACTTTTTATCTTTTAGTTGATTTATCCATTTGCTAATAGAAGAAGCGTCAACTTCATATAGTCTTGCAAAGTAATTATTAGAAGCAGTGCATTCTCCGTATTTACTAGACAAAGCAGTAATTTCTCCATACATTAACTTTGCGTTAGCTCTTAAGTCTGTGTCGTACCTAATATTTGCAGGTATAATCGCATAGTAGTTTGGCTTTTCATCCATAATTACCACTCCTTAATAAGTTGAATAGATACTTCTAACAAAGCAATACAGGTTAAGTCTATTAGCAAACCAAAGTAAGTTAGTTGATATGTAATTCCACTAAACATTGGAATAACTCCCCAAAATATGAAATCGTGAATCAATAATGCTCCTGCTCCTAACATAGTTATTAGAACTATAATGTTAAAAATGTTTAATTTTACTTTTTTAATCTTTTTCATAATTTATCTCCTTTCTTTTTCTTTTTTGTGGTATAATCAAGTCGAGAAACTATTTGCGTGGGGTTTCTCATTTTTTATTTTCAATATGTAATTATATTTGCGACAGTTAATGCACAAAAATATCTTCATATTTGCAATTCAAGACTTGAAGCAACTTACTAATCGTACTTTCAGTCATTTCAGTATGACCGCATTCATAACGATTATATGTTGCCTTTGATACCCCAATAGCTTCTGCAAGTTCTTCTTGAGTAAAACCTTTTTCTACTCTCTTTGCTCTTAATTTAAGGTTCATTGTATTCTCCTTTCTTGTCGCCTTTATCGTTGACAATACTAATTTAACATACAAAAAAATCATTGTCAATTATTTTTGCGACAAAAATGACATATTGCGTGTAAAGTATGTTATACTAATGACAAGAGGTGTTTTATGCGTAATGATGAGTTATTAGATAAAGAGTTCAACAGAATAGTTGGCGAAGTTTTGAAGAATAAAAGAGAAAGAAAAGGATATTCTTTGCAAGAATTAAGCAATAAAATAGGAAAAAAAGTTAGCAGACAAACATTAAGCAAATATGAAAACAATACCTCTAATGTAAGAAACGGAACATTTATTGCAATTTGTGAAGCTCTTGGAGAATATCCGCCAGATGTATTTGAAGAGATTTCATTAAAATATATGCGATTTGTTGAAAATAATAAAAACGAAATATTAAAAAAATAATTGATAAGGTGGGTTCGGTATGTCAATTAAGAAAAAACAATTAAAAAATGGGAGCAAGTATTGCTTTACACTACGATATAGTGATATTTATGGAAACACAAAGCAGTATACTTCAAAAGGATATGATACAAAGAAAGAAGCTTTAGAAGAAGAAGCAAAGTTTCGAATAAAAATGACTAATAAAAAAGTATCATCATCCAGCATTACATTTAAACAAGTAGAATTAGAGTATTTGAATTATATAAAAAAAGACATAAAGATTCAGTCTTTAAAAAAGTTAGAAAATCAGGTTAAGTTACTAGAACCAATAGACAATATGAAAGTGAATGACTTTAATGTTCAAACCTGGAAACAGTTTCAGTTATACCTAGAGAAGAAAGACTACTCTGTTGAATATAAGAACAAGATCATTCGACTACTCAAACGACTAATCAAATACTCTAACAAGTTTTACAATACAAACGATTACATGTTAAACTATATAGAGAACTATAAAAGAGTAAACGAAATGAAGAAAGAAATGCAATTCTTTACTTATGATGAATTTCAAAAGTTTATATCCGTTATAGATGAATATGATTACAAAGTGTTTTATGAAAGTTTGTACTTGCTAGGGTTAAGAGTTGGAGAACTGACTGCATTAAAATTCAGTGATGTTGACTTTAGCAAAAAAGAAGTTAGTATCAACAAAACACTAACTACTAAACTAAAAGGTCAGTTATACACTATTTCAAGCCCAAAGACAGTTAATTCTAATCGTACCTTACCAATTCCACTAAAACTAGCAAACGAGTACGAGGAACTAAAAGAACAGGCAAAAAAGAAAAAGTATTATACGGATGATTGGTTTGTATTTGGAAATGAGTTGCCATTTCGAGAGACTACGATTCAAGTAAAAAAGAACAAGTATTGCAAACTAGCAGGAGTAAAACAAATCCGCATTCACGACTTTAGGCATAGTTTTTGTGTGTGGGCATTAAGGAATGGGATAAGTATACAAGTGGTAAGTAAATATATGGGGCATTCGAAGCCAAGCGTTACTTGGGACATCTATTGTCACATAATGAGACAGGACTTGGAACAAGTAAGCGAGTTAGCAAATAAATTAGACAAAGGTATGTAGATACCTTATAAAAAATCATAAATTGTGGTTTAGAGTGTGGTCTATGGAAAAATAGAAATAAAAAAATCGTTGTATTTCAACGATTTAAAGACAATATGGTGGAGCATAGGAGAATGATTAGAATATATCATATTCGTTATAATTCCTTTTAATATCAACATATTTATTGCATAGACAAATACTCAAAAATCACAATTTATTAATAATTTGTGGTCTAGATGTGGTCTAGAAAGGAGTATTTATGAAGAATAAAACAAATAAATTAAGGCAATTAGAAAAGAATCGGTTTAGCGTGTTTTATGATTCTCTATCAATGTGTATGAATTGTGGTAGTATGACACATTTAACAAAACACGAAATATTTGAAGGAAAAAATAGAAGAAACTCTATGAAGTGCGGTTTTGTCTTGCCATTATGTGTAAGATGTCATCAAAAGCTGCAAGATGATCAAGCGTTTTCTACGAAATGGAAGCAAAAGTCACAAAAGTATTTTGAAGATAACATTGGAACAAGGGAAGAATTTATTAATATTTTTAGAAGAAATTACTTATAAGATGTCGTAAAAATGTCATACTAGGTAAAGTTATAATAAAAGTGTGATGAAAAGTGAAAAAGTCACCGAACCCATGTTATCTTTAAAAGATAAAAATTAAAAAATGTTTTAGCACTAATCTCACACATTTTGCACTTATCTTTTAAAGGATAAGTGTTTTTTCTTTCAAGTTTGCATTTTTATTACACTCCTTTCATTTTGTGTAAACTTGAAACCTCCTAGTACTACCTTTGTTGGTAGTACCTGGTTTATAAAACCTTATAAACTGGGTAGTGCTTACGAGGGGGTATTGTTTTGGAAGAATTGCTAGAAAAATTTAAAGAGTATCTAATCAAGAAGAAAAAGCCTTATGTACACAATGTTGTTAAAGATTTAGGCATAGAAGAATATCAAGTCTATGGATTAGTCGAGATATTGAAAAGGCAGGGATATTTGTTTGACATAGTTGAAGGACAAATTGTCAAAATAAAACCAGTTAAAGAGAACGACATTTATAGAATACCTAGTAATTTAGAAAAAATAAAACTTTTAATGATAAGCGATACACATTTAGGAAACAAGTATGACAGATTAGACATATTAAGATATCTTTATGCCAAAGCAGAAGACACGGGAGTTAATTATGTATTGCATAGTGGAGATTTAACGGAAGGTTTAAGTGGAAGACCAGACCAAATCTATTCACTTAAAGAAGCAAGTTATACAGGTCAAAGAGATTATGTTGTAGACAAATATCCAAGAAGCAACATCCCAACTTATCTAATAGCTGGAAACCACGATATGTGGTGGTACAAGAAGTGTGGTGCAGATATTTGCAAAGACATATCTAATTTAAGAGATGACATTCATTATTTAGGCAGTGATTGTGAAGATATGCAAATAGGAAAGTTAAAGTTGCGATTATTTCACGGTATCGGTGGTTCAAGTTATGCAAAGAGTTACAAGCTACAAAAATATCTTGACTCAATTCCAATGGAAGAAAGACCACACATATTGCAAACAGGGCACATACATCAAGCATTTTATATGAAACAAGGAAAAACACATTGCTTTCAAACAAGTTGCTTGCAAGACATGACACCATATGAAAGAAGTAACGGTTTTAACAACGATAAGTCTTGTTGGTGGTTAGAAGTAAATATGGATGATAAAGGAAACCCAGTATCAATAAATCAAGAATTGGAAACATTTGGAGATAAATTAGTAAGAAAATATAGAAGATAACTGCTACTTATATGTAGCATAGAGTAGATATAGGAGGTAATGGCTCATCCAGTTAATACGAGCAAATTGCTATCGATGGCTATATATCTATTCTATGGTGCTTATAAGCAAGAAGGAGAAATTATGAGATATCAATTTGTAAAAGTAGATGACGATACAACAAAACTAAAGTACAAAGACAAAGAGTTTGAAATTAAGAAAACTGTTGGTTTACTAGAAAAACTACAAAAGGTAAACAACAAAGCAAAATTATCTATGATGAAAGCACTTGCAGAACAAGGAATGACGGCAAATGACTTAATAGTAGAACGAAAAGAAGGCAATCAAACGATAGTAGACAAAACTAATCTTGTTGAACTTGAAGAGTACTACATAGGAGTAGAAAGCCAAAACATATATGATGACATTCTAAAAGAGTCTACTGGTATGACTTTAGCCGAGATACTTTTAGACATTGATTTAGATTATAACGACAAAGATGTAGTTAAAGACTTTATGGTTGAACTAACAAAGGCAATATCAATAACACCAAAAACGCCCAGTCAAGAAAAGTAAAACGACATTTTGCTTTGGATATGAGAACGACCTAGATCAAGCTTATGCATTTTACTGTGCAAGATATAAAGACATAACATTCAAAGAGTTTCGTGAACTTGGTCTTACTGACTTTCTAAAGAAGTTTGCAAGCGTACCAGAAAGCGAACCGCTTTATACAATACTGAAATCAAGAGTTATAGATTTGTCACAAATAAAAGACAAAAACGAAAAGAAATACTGGAGCAATCTAAAAAGAATGAATGCTATTCCAGCAGAATATCTATCTGTTGATGAAATATTGACTGATTTAAGCCAATTTACAAAGGAGAAAAAAATATGATTGAAGAAAGACTAGAAGATTTTAACAAAAATGTAGTTATCAAGAGCGACAAAATAAGCGAGTATGTAAACAAGGATAAAGGGTTGAGATATTGTCTTAATACTACACAATTACTATGTAGAGTGGACAAGTTAGAGTTAGACACTAAAGAATTAGAAGTTGCAAAGTTTAAACAGCAAATTGAAAACAAAGATTACAAGGTTGTAGACATTGTTAAACTTGTACCTAAAAATGAGATAACTAAAATAGACGCCGACAAGTTTACAATAACTGAAAAGAAAACAAAAGGTGCAATTATTTACAATGTTTCAAATCAATTAGGAATACATAACTCTTATGAAAGTGTAGATGAAGCATTTGAAGCGTGCGAAGGTTTTAACAAAGAGTTATTTAGTGTTTTATGCAAATAGAAGTGTGGAAAGCAGTACCTAATAAGGTGGTGATGATACCTATGGAAAATGTGTTCTATTTTAGAGAAATTAATTCTATAGGTGGTTGAGTGTAGAAAGTTTTTTCTATTACCTATCAAAGTTGTTTAAAAATATGGTTGTCTATTATGAAACTGCCGATCCTATACAAGTTGAAAGACTTGCAAAGAATATAGAAGTTCATAAACACAAAGGAGAAACAGTAAAATGTAAAAGGTTATTTGGAAATTATGGACTAAATAACTTTTTGCCTTATGTAGAAGCAGAAGAAAAATACTTTGTAATACATTGTGATTACAAGAAAAACAAGTTTGCTTCTCCCCTAATCTATCCTGGGTTTAAATATATCGCAGTTAGTAAGATAGCAGGAGAAAGCTTTAAAGAAATGACTGGAATAGATTACGAGTTAATTTATAACCCAGTAGTATTAGACAAACCAAAAGTAGAAAAGAAAGACGGCTTACATCTTATATCAGCACAAAGAATGAGTGGAGAAAAAGGTGCTTGGAGAATTCTTTTATTAAGTGAAATGTTAGACAAAGCAGGGATAAAGTATGATTGGGACATATATACTAACAAGCCAAAGAAATTAGATGTAAAAAAAATAAGTCCTAACATTCATTTAAAAGAGCCAAAGTTAGACCTAACAAAAGAAATGGCAGAAGCTAGTTGGCTAGTACAATTAAGCGATCACGAAGCATTTGGTTTAAGTGTAGCAGAAGCACTTGTTCTAGGCACTCCAGTAATAGTTACTGACATTCCAGCATTCCACGAGATAGGATGTAATGAATCAAACTCTATAATGCTAGATTTATTTATGACAAATGTAGATATAGATAAGATTGTCGAATGTAAAAAGCCGTTTAAGTATGCTCCTCCAAAGAGTAATTGGAGTAAGTATTTAAACAACAACAAAGAATATGATTCAAATACTATTGTTATGGCTATTGCAAAAAGAAGATACACAGATGTTGAATTAGGCGAAAAGCTTAACAAGAACGATGTAAGACCTATGACGGCGTTAAGAGCAAGCATACTAGAAGCGAAAGGGCTGGTTGAATGGTAATAGTAGTATTCTCGTGCGACAAGAATAAAGATTTATGGTTTCCATTTTATTATTGCATAGAAAAGTATTATCCCAATCATCCAGAAATAATATACAAAACAGAAAAACTAAAGAACCCCTATTACAAAACAATATGTAAGAATTATCCTTTAAATAAATGGACACTAGGAATAAAAGAAACACTAGAAGGAATAGAAGATAATCAAATATTGTTTCTAGCAGATGATATATTTATAAGAAAGCCAGTAGACATAGATAGAATAAACTATTGTATAAAAGTAATGCAAAAATACCCTATAGCATGTATGAACTTTGAAAAGAGTTTTGACAAGCACGATATAAAGACAAACATAAAAGGGTTTAAAAAAAGGCAAAAAGGCAGTCGATATGAGATGTCTATAATGTGTGGGTTATGGGATAGAAAAACTTTAGTAGATATAATGAGTTGTGAAAAGACACCATGGGAACTAGAAGAAACATATAAGAATACAAAATACAACTTTTATATAAACAGTAGCAACTATATAATCGACTGGGGATATGAAACATGGCAACATGCAGGGATAAAACAAGGCAAATGGTGTAAAGAAGCTAAATACTTTTTTGACAATGAAGGGATAAAGATAGATTATGAAAAACGAGGTTTTGTTGACGATAATTACTCCGCACTATAATAGACAAGAGTATTTAGAAAAACTTGCTAAAGTATTAGAGCCACAATTAGATGATACTACCGAGTGGTTGATAGTAGATGACTGCAGTAACAACAAAGACTTTAGTTTTTTAGATAAAGGGTTAGTAATATGCCTAGACACAAACAGTGGTGGTGCTAGTGTTCCTAGAAACATAGGTTTAGACAATGCCAAAGGGAAATACATAACATTTATAGATAGTGATGATCTAGTAAGTGATGACTACATAAAAGAAATAAAAAACAGCTTTAAATATGATTATGACTACTGCTATTTTAGTTGGAAGTCTAGAGTAAATACAGTTCTAATAGATAAAGAACCGCCTAAATGGAATTGTTGTGTATGGAATTGCATATACAAGAAAGAACTTATAGGTAATACAAGATTTAACCCAGAATTAAGAATAGCAGAAGATTATGAGTTTAATAAAAAAGTAAGAAAAGGGAAACACAGGAGTATACCAAAAATACTATATTACTACAATATAGATACTCCTAATTCACTAATAAAAAGTTAAAGGAGCTGATGATATGCCATTTAAAAGTGAAGCTCAAAGAAAATGGGCATATACAAAAGAAGGCACTAAAGCATTAGGTGGTAAGAAAGCAGTACAAGAATGGGAAAAAGCAACAGGAAACAAGAAACTACCTAAACGAGTAAATAAATCAAAATAAGAAGGTGGTGGTGTTATGGCTAATGAACAAAACCTTATTCCATTTACAAGCGACCAAGACCGAGAGAAAGCCAAGATAAATGGTAAAAAAGGCGGAGTAAGGTCTGGAGAGGTTCGCAGAGAGAAAGCTTCGTTCAAAAAAAGTCTAGAAACATTACTAAATAGTGACATAAGGATAACGCAAGGAGCAATATATGATAAATTCTTGGCAATGGGAATAGACATAAGTGGCAAGCCATTAACAGAAATAGCAAATCTAGGTTTGTTATTTGGAGCAATAGACGGAAATGCAACTAACTACAAAACACTTATGGAAACAAACAACGAAATAGTAGAACAAGAAGGAACATTATCCCCTACTCTTAAAATTGAATTAGTAGACAATTCTAAACTGGAGAAAACTCTTTATCAGGAGAATAAAAAAAATGAATAATTGGATAGAATTAAAAGAAAATAATAACTATGAAATAAATGAGTGTGGAATAGTCAGGAATAAAAAAACAAAAAGACCATTAAGATATTGGGAAGCAACCATTGGCTACTACACTGTAAGTTTATCCAAAAATGGAAAACAAAAAACATATTACATACATAGATTAATAGCAAACAACTTCATTAAAAACCCAAACAAATATAATGAGGTAAATCACATTGACGGAAATAAGCAAAACAATTCAATAAGTAATTTAGAGTGGTGTACTCATCAACACAATATGAAAGAAGCACACGATAACGGTCTTATAAAAGAAACTTACGGAAAAGACAACCCTATATCAAAAAGAATAAAACAAACCATTATAAAAACTGGAGAAACAATTATTTTGGACAGTATGATGGACGCAAAAAGAAAAATGGGATATAGTACAGGTTCTATTTCTGACGCATGTCAAGGCAATTTAAAAACTGCTTATAAGTCAAAATGGGAATATCTATGAAGAAAATAAACATTGAAAGACTAATTGAAGGAAATGGTCTTACATTAGAAAGGAGAATGCTAGGTATGGAGTTTATAAAAGTTGGAGACAAGTATTTAATCAAAGACTCAAATGGAATCATAGTCGATGAAAAAGAAAAGAAACAACTAGAAGTAAAAGAGTTAGTAATTGAAGATGTTAAAGCTGACTGTGCCAAACACATTACACCAAAACTAACTAAAAAGAAAAAGGAATTAGAAGAGCTTGAAAATATCGAAGAAGCAAAACCAATTAAGGACTGATATCATATCTCAAGATGTCCCAGAAATATATGTTCTAGGTAGCACTCAAAGTGGAAAGACATTTATCATAGCAGAAGCAATTATAGAATATGCACAAGCATTATATGAGTATGATCCAAAGAAACAATATTATGGAGCAATCGTTGGGTGGACTATTGACTCTTTAAATGGAAACATAGTTGAAGTGTTCCAAAGACACTTTGACGAAATGGGGTTCAAGAACGGAAAGAATTACATATTAAAGTGGAACAACGACGAAAAGAGTTTAAGCATATACAATCTAAAGATGTTCTTCTTTGGGTTTAACAATGTAAAGAGCTTTAACAAGATATTAGGTAGACCTTTAATATTAGAGTGGATAGATGAGTCGGCGAGAATATATACAAATAAAGAACTTCAAGCAAGTTTTAACGAGTTTCCAGGAAGACAAATGTCGTTTGCTGGACACCCTTATAGGAAGACAATACATTCTTTCAATGTGGAAGGTTCTAGCAGACATCCGTACAAAGAAGCATACATAGACAATAAACCAAATGCTGTACATTATACATTCTTCCCTTATGATAACCCTATGCTAGACACAGAAGAAAAGATAAGGCAAGTTGTAGAGATGTTCCCGCCTGGTTCGTTAAGGCAACAAAAGGTCTTTAACGAATGGGTAATAGCAGAAGGGAAAGTATTTAATGAGATTAATGTCATAAAAGAAATACCTTATATGATAAGGGAGATTCATATAGGAATAGACTATGGTTCAGTAAACCCTACTACATTTGTTCCTATTGCATTGTGTTTAGACAATAGACAATGGAAACTTGTAAGACTTGAAACATATTACCATAACCCAAAAGAAATGGGAGATACACCAACGACGGAATACTATTCAATGCAATTAAGAATGTTTATGGTGTACTTAAAAAGCAAATATCCTGCTATACCTATTAAGTCAATAGTAATAGATAGTGAAGCTAGCCACTTTGATAATAGACTAACAGTAGACGGAATAGCACACGAACTATCAAAGAAAGGTGCAGGTTCAGTAAACGAAGGAGTTGAATACTTGCAATCACTATTCTATAAGGGATATTTGGAAATATTAGAAAGACCTTCAATAACGAACTTTTACCAAGACGGACATTATGAAGAAAGTGGAAAGGATGAAAGCCTAGTCGAGTTTGACTCTTATCAGTACGACAGAATAAAGAGTGAAGTAACAGGAACGAATGTTTATAAAAAAGACCTAGACCACTCTATTGACGCAACAAGATATGTACTTGACCTAATGAAAGACTACGGACTAGCTCCAACAGTATAATGAAGATAAGATGTAAATTAACGAAAAGGTTTTTAATGGAAATAGACATAGAAAGTTATTTAGAGAATTTACGAAAAATAGGAATAAAGCAAGAACTACCATTAAAAATCACTGTACCTTGTCCAAGATGTCACAAAGTAGAAGTTTATGAAGTGTACGAGAATAGATATGTATTTGTTGAAAACATAAGTAAGATGTCGTAATTATGTCTTACTTATTGCTTTATAATATAATTGATAGAAGAAAGTGCAAATATAGGAGCAAACGCTCGCTATCAAGGCATATAGACTGGAGATGTTTATATGTCTTTTTTTCGTAAAAAATGGAAAATGCACTTATATCTAAACGGCATTTATGTAGGCAAGTGCCGTATTAATGAAGAAAAGCCAAGTGAAAATGTGTACATTGTTCACTTTTGGTTTAAGAAACAAATATTCAAATCAAACCATGTTAAAAGTGTAATACACCCTACTTGTTGTCTAGGAACGGATGAAAAAAAACGAATCACACACTGGACATTCGAGTATGAGAAAGGAGTAGAAGCATGATAGGAAGAATAAGAAACACTGGTGTTTGGGAAGCTCCTTTCATTTCAGTTAAGGCAAAAGTAACAATGCCAGGAGAAACAAACGGAAAACCAAACATTAGATACAAAGAAGAACATGTTGTAGCACCAAGTGCTAAAAAGATAGCGACATACATAAGAAATCAAATATTTGGCAGTGAATTAGTAAGCCAAACGGATGATATGGACATTAACTGGTTAATGCCAACATTAAGTGAATCGTTAGAAAGA